AGGTACAGCAGCAAAATCAGGCGTGGCGTAATATGCAAAGCCATTGGGGTTTAATCGAGGACTTGGTTGAAGGTACAAGCAAAATAAGGGGTAAAAGTAGAATTTACTTAAAACAAGAACCACGAGAGGAAGATGAAAGCTATGACGTTCGATTAAGTAGGTCAGTTTGCCCACCATACTATGTACGTATGGAACGTATGTTGGCTGGTATGCTTACACGTAAACCAGTGCGTCTTTCAGATGTACCAGATGCAATAGAGGAACAATTATTTAATGTTGACCTTGAAGGTAATAACCTAACCAACTTTGTTTATAACATTAGTAGGCTTTGTATTAGATATGGCCATGTTGGTGTTTTGGTCGATGCCCCTGCAAATGGAGGTCGACCTTACTGGATTCCATATACCCCAAGAGACATAATTGGCTGGCGTACAGAGGTAAAAGATGGACAAAGGGAACTAACTCAGCTAAGACTTATGGAACGCATAGTAAGACCTAAAGGTAAGTATGGTGAGGAAACGGTTGAACAAATAAGGGTGCTTGAGCCAAATAGTTTTATGTTATTTCAACGTAATAATGATGGCGATTTTGTAAAGGTAGATGAAGGCACTACCAGTTTGGACTTTATACCTTTTAGTGTTGCCTATAGCAACAAAGTTGGTATTTATGAAAGTCGCCCACCACTTGAGGATATTGCCGAGCTAAATATTAAAAGTTACCAAATACAAAGTGATTACGATAATCAATTACATATAAGTGCTGTACCTATGCTGGCGTTTTTTGGTTTTCCAGCAGCAGCAGAGGAGGTTAGTGCTGGCCCAAGTGAAGCTTTATCATTACCAGAGGGCAGCAGTGCAAGTTACATTGAGCCAAATGGCAACAGCTTTAATGCACAAAAAGACAGGATTGACAAATTAGAATATCAAATAAATGAACTTGGTTTGGCTGCCATACTTGGGCAAAAAATGTCGGCTGAAACTGCCCAATCGCAAAGAATACAAAGGTCACAAGGCGACAGCACCTTAATGGTTTTATCACAACAAATACAAGACTTGCTTGATAATTGCCTTAAGTTTCATGCTGAATTTTTAAAACAAAGTGTTGCTGGTACAACTTTTGTAAATAGAGACTTTGTTGATAGCAGTTTACAACCAGCACAAGTTGATGCATTGCTTAAAATATATGCTCAAGGTGTTATTGATCAAGAAGAGTTACTTAAAAAACTTGTTGAGGGTGAAATATTATCTGAAGATTTTGATATTGAAGAAATGATGAACAAAACACAAATGGGTGGCTTGGTAGAAACTGAAGCACCCCAACAGGCAGCAACAACAGAAAATGAATAATGAGTATAGAACGGCAACGAATACCAGAAGCGTTATACCGTAACGCCATAAACCTTAATAGGTATGAAAATGGCGTAGCAAAAAAAATTGTTGTTGCTTACAACGACATCATTGTACAAATAACAGATGAATTAAAAAAATTTGATACTGGCGACCTAACCCTTACCCCTGCAGCACTTAACAGGCAACGCACAATTTTATTGCAGTTACAAGAAAGTCTGGCAACTTGGGCAGAGCAAAGTGCATTAACAACAACTGCAGAGTTACAGGGTTTGGCAGAGTTGCAATCAGTTTTCATACAAGAGCAATTACGTAAGGTATTGCCAAGTGATGCTGCAAAAAATGCAGTGCGTACTGTAGAAATAAGTCCACAATTTGCTCGCAGTGTTGTAGAAACTGACCCAAGGCAAATAAATGTATTTACGTTACCAGAGGAATTTACTGTACAAACTGGTGTAGTGCCTAAGTTTAGTATTACTGCACGTGATGGGGCTGTAATTAATTTACCTAACGGTGTAAACGTAAGAACTGCATTTAGGCGTATTGCAGAAAGTCAAACAGAATTATTTCAAAGCACTGTAAGGACAGGACTACTTGCAAACCAAACAACTCAACAAATATCAAAACAATTAAGGGGTAAATTAAATTTTGAGGAAACTGGTACGTTAAATCAAATAAAAGCCAAGGGCGGTATTGGTACTGTAATACCAAACAACCAAATTGATACTATTGTCAGGACTAGCATCAACCAAGTAAGCAATACTGCAATAAATAGTGTGTTTAAGGCAAATGCAGATATGATTGACCGTTATAAGTATGTGGCAACTTTAGACAGCAGAACGTCAGCAATATGTGGTCGCCTTGATGGGCAAGTATTTGAAATGGGCAAAGGGCCACAACCACCGCAACATTTTAATTGTCGTTCAACCATAGTGCCAATAATTAAAGATGAATTTTTGGACAGGTTTGGTTTAGACCAAGATGACCTTACTGAAGGCTTGCAAAGGCCAAGCAAAACTGGTTTATCTGATAGGGGTAAGTTAGTACCAGCAAATGAAAACTATGCGGTTTGGTTAAGTAAACAAGATGTTGCCACACAAAATAAAGTATTTGGTATTGAAAAAAGCAAAATATACAGGGAGGAGTTAAAAACAAAAAACCCCACTGATGTTTTTAGGACTTTTGTACGTTCTGACGGTACAACGCTAACATTGGAAGAGTTAGCACAACAAAATGCCACTTAAAAAAGGTACATCAAAACAAATTATTTCTAAAAATATACAAAAACTTAAAAAAGAGGGCAAACCCCATAGGCAGGCAGTAGCCATTGCATTACAAACAGCAGAAGGTAAGAAAAAAAGGAGACGAAAAAGCAAAAAATAGGTATTATATTATTAATTGCTAATTTTGTTATGCCTTATCACGCTGGTACAAAAAAAAAGAAAACCATGAAAAAAGGTGGTAAAAAAAAAGCTGTTAAAAGGTAATGGCAAAAATAAACAAGCCAACAGACCCAGAACTGTATGCTCGTGTAAAAGCTGCAGCTAAACGCAAGTTTCCAGTTTATCCGTCTGCCTATGCAAATATGTGGCTTGTTCGTGAATATAAAAAACGTGGTGGTACTTATGTAATTGCCAACAAACCAAAAGCCAAAGGTAAGAATCGTGCAAAGAAAAAAAAGTAGCACTAGAAGGGTAAAAGGTGGTTTAACCACTTGGCTTGAGGAAAAGTGGGTTGACGTAAAAACTGGTAAGCCTTGTGGTCGTTCAAAAGCTGAGAAAAAAAGACGTGGTTATCCAGCTTGTAGGCCAACAAAACGAGTCTCAAGTAAGACGCCTAAGACACTAGGCGAAATGACAGCAGCAGAAAAAGCTAGGTTTAAAAGAGAAAAAACTGGCAAAGCTAAAATAAAATATCAACATAGACGTAAAAAAACCACTAAAAAGAAATGAAAATTAAGTCAGGTACAAAAAACAATCGCAGAGTTAGGTTAACCAAACGTCAAAAAGACGCATTGCAAAGGCATAAAGATACTCATGGCCATACAAAAAGCCATATTAATGAAATGACAAAAGCTATGTTAAGTGGTAAAACCTTTATGGAGGCCCACCGTATAGCAATGAAAAAAAAGGGTAAATAATGGCTAAAAAGAAACCACCAAGCTTATCTGTTAAAAGAGGTGAAAAATCAAAAAAAGGTGGCCTTACTGCAAAAGGGCGTGCAAAATATAACCGAGCTACAGGCAGCAATTTACAAGCACCAGTAACAGAAGATAAGCCTACTGGCAAAAGGGCTGCAAGGCGTAAAAGTTTTTGCAAACGTATGGAGGGTATGAAAAAGAAAAGGACTAGCAAAAAAACTGCAAATGACCCAAACAGCCGTATAAATAAAGCCTTAAAACGTTGGAAATGCTAATAATTGCAAAACAAGGTATATTAGAAGTACCTTATTAAACCTTTATGTCTGAAGAAACAACAGCACCAGAAACAGGTAACAATGATGCTGTAATAAAACAACTGCAGCAAGAAATTGAATTGTTAAAGAAAAAAAACAGGGAAGTAGTTGAAGAAAAACAAAAAATTGCAAGTAATGCAAAAAATGTTGCAACTTTGCCAGAAGGCGAAAGCATAGATTCGCTACTTAAATTTAAACAGCAAATTGAACAAGAAAGGCTTGAAGAAAAAGGTCAATACACTGAAGCTTTAAACAAAAGGGAGCAACAGTTTAAGGAGCATATTGAAAAAAAAGACGCACAGATTGAAAGCTTACAAAACGAATTAAAAGAGTTAAAGCTTGTAACCCCTGCTGTTAATGCTTTGTCTGAGTTTGTACATGACCCAGCCTATGCAATGAGTAAGCTTGACAAAGAAAAAATACAGGTAAATAAAGATGGCACTGTTGTTTATATGTCTGAAGATGGTTTTACTTCAAAACCAATACAAGAGGCAGTAAAAGAACAAATGCAACCTTGGGCATTAAAAAACCAACAACCTATGGGCAGTGGAGCACCAATAGGTAAAACAGAAAATATTACTTCTGTTGCTGGTATTGATACAAACCTTTTAAAACGTATGGCAAGGGGCGAGGATACTGCAGCTATGGAAATACACCAAAAATATGGGCGTGATGCTTGGCTTGAAGCAAAAAAAGTCGCAAAAGATTACAAATAACAAATTTCAAGTTATAGTTTAATTAATAATTAAAGTTGGCTGTGCTGGCTTTTAAAAACTTAATTGAAGCTGTGCTGATGTTAAGGGGGCTGTGCCTAAAATTGTAAAAATTTCCATTTAACTAAAATGGCTACAACATTATCTGACATTATTGTGCCAGAGGTGTTTGCTGCAAGCATTATTGAGGAGACAACCTTAAGGGATAGTTTCTTACAAAGCGGAGTAGTCGCACCTTTAGCAGAACTAAATCTTAGCTCCACTCAAGGGGGCAACTTCGTCAATATACCTTTCTACAAAGCAAACCTTAGTGGAAACTATACAAGGCTTGACGACAGTTCATCTTTAACACCAAACAAAATTGAGCAGAGCAGCCAAATAGGTGTTGTGCTTACTGCTGGTGATGCCTTTTCAGCAAGACAACTTGCAGGGCAAAAAATTGGTTCTAACTCACCTGACCCAATTAGTGCAATAAGACAAAAGCTTGGTGCATACATAAACAACGAAAAGCAAAAGGATTTATATTCTTGCTTGCAGGGTGTTTTTGGTTCATTAACTGCTAATACCAGTTCATCAGCTTTATTTGACCTTTGCATTGATTCAGAATCAGGCGATACACCAACAGCTTTAGGTGCTGGCACAGTTTCAAAGGCTCAATCGTTACTTGGTGACCAAGGCGATAAGCTTACAACTATTGCAATGCACTCCAAAGTCTTTTATGCGTTAAAAGAACGTAAGGCTCTTGACTATGTAACAAATTCAGAAGCAAGACTAGGTACAGCCCCAAGTGGTGCAAGTACAATTAATGCTTTTGGTGGTTCATCTGCTGGTGCTTACGGCGACGTATCTGTGCCTCAGTACATGGGTATGAATATTGTAGTTTCTGACGATATTCCAAAGGCTGGCTCTGGTGCTTCAACGGAATATGCTGTCTATTTTTTCGCACAAGGTAGTGTTGCAACAGGCGAGCAGGCTGCATTGGAAACTTTAGTTGACAGAGACGTACTTGCTTTTGAAGATGTTGTGTCATTTAAGCACGCTTACATTTACCACCCTATTGGTACTAAGTGGGCCGTTACGACAACAAACCCAACTAGAACTCAGCTTGAAACAGCTTCAAACTGGTCTAAGGTTTATGACACAAAAAATATCGGCATTGTAAGGGCTACTGTTACATCACCATTAGATTAAGAGGTAAACTTTCATGGCTAGTATTTTTGAATTACAAAACCCTCCATTTGGTCAATTAACCAAAACCAAGGTTATTAAAACTGAAAATGGGGCTCATACATTAACAACTGCTGAACTCATTGAGGGCATTGTTGATGGTACACCTACAGGTAATAGGGCTGTTACAACACCAACTGCTGCAGAAATTATTACTGCACTTGGTATTCAGAACAAAGTTGGTCAAACTTTTGAGTTAACTATTGTCAATAAGGCAACATCAACCCATAAGTTTACTTTGACTGCTGGTTCTAACGTAACCATTGTTGGTGATGCAGATGTAACTGCAGCAAGTTCTGGTACTTTTATTTTTAGAGTTACAAGTGCAACTGCTGTTAGTGCATTTAGAAAGTAATGGGTATTGCCACATTTAGGCGATTAAGGGAAAGGGAGGCTGCCAAACAAAAGGCAGCTTCTCTTGTACCAAAGCCAAAAAAACAAAAAAAGCCAATTAAATTAAAAACAAATGGCAATATCATTAGTTAATACAGTTGGTGCTGCAACTGCAAATACATACGTTGATTTAACTGCTGCCCAAGCTTTTATTGACGGCCTCATAGAAAACGACGATATAGTTGCATGGGGTACAAGCACGAATGACCAAAAAAACCGAGCACTTTTTAGTGCTGCTCAAAGAATTGACAGAGAACGGTTTTTGGGTGCAAGAACAAATGACGAGCAGGCATTAGAATGGCCAAGATCAGGTGTTAAAAAACCATATACTTATACAAGCACTTACAACGCTTTATATCCAAGTAATTTGCAGCCAGCATTTTATGCAGATAACGAAATACCAGACAGGGTTAAGCACGCACAAATACATTTGGCTGTATATTTAAACAATAATAAAGATGGCCTTGATTTAAGTGGCTTTGAAGATTTTAATGAGGTGGCAATAGGTAATTTAAGTGTTACGCCTAGATTTTACGGTGCTGTTGGTGCAAACAGAATACCGCCTATAATAGAGCAATACTTAACTGGCATACGTATTAGTGGGCCAGCTACAATATCAGTAAAAAGGAGTTAACCATGGCTTACGAGTACCCTTCAGCAACTATTATTAATACAACAGGGGCAGTTACAGGGCGTTTTGGTAAATTACAGGCAAATGAAGATACTGTAATTGCATCACTTACCGCCCAAAACATAGATGGGGCAAGCACAAGCATTACTTTAAATGCAAGTTGTGAAATTTGTGGTGTTATTACTGGTTTTACTTTGGCAAGCGGTTCTGTTATCGCTTATAGGTTGTAATGTCTAGAATATCTAAAGGTTTAAGAAATGTTTCTTCAAAAGTTTTAGGTAAGTTTGGTGGCGATGTTACTTTTAAGCGTATAACTCATGGCAGCTATGATACGGCTACTGGTTCAGTAAGTGAATCAATAACAACCACAATAATTAAAGGAATATTACAAAATGTAAACCAAAGAGAAATAAATGATCTTATAAAAGAAAACGACAAAATATTAATAATTGCAGCATCAGATTTGGAACAAACACCGACAACAAGTGACAGGGTTTTAATTGCAAGTATCGAATATCAAATTATTAGAATAAATATTGATGAAAATGATAACCAAAATATTAAATACGAAATTTATTTAAGAGCATGAAACGTATTGAAATTGGCGACATTGGTAAGTTTTTTAAAGAGGAACATGAAGATTTATTAAGGCTTGCAGTATTAACACTTGATACAAGAATAAAAACAGTATCGCCAGTTGATACAGGTCGTTTTCGTATGAATTGGCAGCTTGCAGAAAATAAAAGATCAGCACCAATACAAGGTGGACCATTTACACCAGCAAAAAATGCCATAATACCACCCATGAAACTTAACTATCAAAAAGAAAAAACAGGCAATACTTACAGTTTGATTAACCCATTACCCTATGCAGAGGCAGTTTGTTTTGGTACTAATACACCACCATCATGGGGCAACCAGTTTAGAAGCAAAGATGGTAACAGGAGTGCAGGCTGGCCACTGAAAGAAGTGGCAGCAGTAGCTAAAATTGTTAAAAAGGCAAAAAGTAAAAATTAATGGCACAACTTAATTTAAACACTGTAAGGCAAAATATTGAGGCAAGGTTAGCCACAGAAATGGCCAGCAATCCAGCAACAACTGTTGTTTTTGGTAATCAACCATTTGACCCACCATCAGATACAAGTTTTATACAATGTTTAATCGAATTTACTGGCAGTGACTATATAACGCTTGGAGGTACAAGTAGCAGCACTAATAGTCAAACAGGCATAATTACTTTTAATATTTTTACAAAAGTGGGTATTGGCCTTGGCGATAATTTAACACTGGCAAAAAGAATAAGGGATTTATACAATAGGGTAATATTAAATGGCATATACTTTGAGCCTCCAACTGGCCCTGCTGTTTTAGAAAACGCAAGTCCAGAAGGTTTTGTTCAAAGTGTAATGTCAATTTCATTTGAAACTTTTGAAAACTTATGACGGAAATTACTGACGAAATGCTTGATATTATTGAGCAAGTAAAGGGTAAACGCAATCCAAACCTTTGGGATTCACGCTGTCAATCCGCACTATTTAAGAAAAAACAGGCAAAAGTAGTAAAAAGCGAGAAAAAAGGATAATATATAATTAAATTTCTTTTTTTGTTATGGCAAACGTTCGTGGAGAAGAAGGAGCAGTACATTTTGACAATGGTTCTGGCTCTGTAAGTGCAGTTGTTGGTACAACATCTTGGACTTTAGATATGACCAAGGACACACTTGAATGTACAGCCCATGGCGACACTGCTAGAAAATATGTTGGCAGCCTTAAAAGTGCAACTGGTACTGTAGAGGTGCAATATACAGCTACAAGTGGCGATGCTGTTGCAGAGTTACTTGCAGATATAAATACAAGTGAAGACCCTGCAGATGCTTCATTTAATTTATTTGTAGATGAATCTGGTTCTAAAAAATATTCCTTTAATGCCATTGTTAATGGTGTTGGTGCTGCTTCAACAGTTGGCGAGCTAACAACTCAAACTGTCAACTTCCAAGTTTCTGGCCCTATTACCTTTGCAATATAATTAATGGCTGAACAAAGGACTATTGACCTGATTATCGGTAATTTTGACCTTAATCAAAGACGTAAATTTACATTAAAAAATGCAGATGGCAAACCAGTAGTTGATTTGTATTTTAGACCTATAACAAGGTCAGACAGAACAAGGGTTCAAGCTTTGGCTGGTAGTGATGAAGCTTTAAAAGTATCAACACAAATGCTTTGCCACATGGCAGAAAAAGAAAACGGAGAAAAAGCGTTTGGTAGTGGCGATGCGGTAAGGCTACAAAGAGAAGTACCAGAAAGTGTTTTAAATGAGCTTGAACTGTTTTTATTTAACGTTACAGAAGACGGCATACCTTTAGACGAAGCAAAAAACGATTAAAGGGGGATAGCTGGCTTTATTTTGAGTTTTTCCTAGCAACAGAATTAGGTATGACGGTAAGTAGGTTACGGCAAGAATTAACACAAGCCGAGTTTTTATATTGGGCTGCCTATTATGAGGTAAAAGGAGAACGTGAAAAACAAGAATTAGATAAAATTAAGAATTAAGTGTAAACTATTAAAAAAACCAATTTATGGCTTTTGCAAGTGTTGTTATTGATGTCGTTGATAAGGCAAGTAATAAGCTTAAAGCTATAAACAACCAAGCAAATAAAGCTGCACGTGATTTTAGTAAGTTAGATAAAAGGGCTGGCGGTATAACTAAATCATTTAATAGGTTAGGTAAAGTTGTTGCATCTGTTGGTTTATTGGAGATTGGTAGGCGTTCAATTAATACTGCTGCTAATTTTCAAAAATTAGAATTAAGACTTAAATTATTAACTGAGGCAACAGGCGAGTTTGGTGAGGCACAAAAAATTGCAACAAGGGGTCAAAAATTATTTGGTATGAGTGCAACAGAAGCACTTGATGGCGTAACTAATATAACTGCAAGATTAAAACCTTTGGGTGTAAGTTTGGCTGATATAGAAACAACATTTATAGGTTTTAACACTGCAGCAAAACTTGGTGGTGCATCTGCACAAGAAGCATCAAACGCATTTAGGCAGTTAGCACAAGCACTTGGTTCTGGGCGTTTAGCTGGTGATGAATTTAGAAGTGTTTCTGAGCAAGTACCATTAATTTTAAAACCACTTGCTGAAGAATTAAACGTTTCAACTGGTGAACTTAAGGAACTAGCTGCACAAGGCAAACTTACAAGTGAAGTTGTAATACGTGCATTAAGAAAACTTGGCAAAAGTGGTGCTGACGACCTTAAGGCAATATTAGAAAACGACCCAACGCAAGTATTTAAAAATTTACAAAATGAGGTTGAAAACTTACAAATTGCAGTTGGTTCTGCATTGTTGCCTGCAACGAAAG